AGGCGGCGGCCCCGACGCCGTCGCCGACGCCACCGTCGCCGCCGCCTACACCATCGCCACCGCCTACGCCTACACCGCCTACGCCGCCGCCCAAGCCGCCGCCCACGCCACCGTCTACGCCGCCTACGCCGCCATCGCCGCCGCAGGAAATCAAATACTTAAACAATGTGCCGATATTGTCAGGACAGATTATCCAGTTTCACCGGCAGTAGAAATTATCGGAGAAAATAATTGAAGAAGGCAAGGCGAAAAGATTACGAAAATCCGGAATTGATGGAGAACAATAAATGAAAATTCCTATAACTGTAGAATTTGACGTTGAAATTGATGGCGAAGCCAAAACTCCGTTAGATACAGAGGAAATCTCAAGACTCATATTCGAGAACGTGATATGTGAATCTGGCAGGTCAATCATTCCTTCTGAAATGATTGACGACACGGACGATTACGCAATCATTATAAAGTCTATTGAGAGAAAATTAGAGGAGAATGACAATGCCTTATGAAAAACCAAAACTTGATTTCGCTTCAAAGGTAACAATAGCCGTAATGATAGCTATTGTGATTTGGTTTGGATGGTGGTGTTCTCGGAATTTAAGTAAGTGGCACAGAGAGCCAAACGACATAAATATTGTGGAGATAAAATGAGCGAAGCAAAATTGTTTTGCGGGTGCGGGGGAGAAATAGAAAGTCATAAATTATTGTCCTCAGATGATTATTGGTTAAGATGTCATAGATGCGGAATCACAACAGAAGAATGTCCCACCGAAGCCGAAGCCATCGCCGCTTTCAAAAAGGCGACAAGGGCGGATATTAAGCAAGGTATCCAGTGGATTCCGGTAATGGAAAGATTGCCAACATTAGCAGATGGCAAACTTGTAGTTGATGGAACTATTGATGTTTTGATAATCGAAGAAGGACTTGTATCTGTAGGTAATTTTTATCCTAAACTACAAGTTTGGAATTTTGGTGCAGACCCTGCATATTGGGCCAAGATTGATAACCTGCCGGAGAAAATAAAATGAGTAGAATGAAAGAATTTCGCAAAACAATCTTTTTGGGAATGACTGACAAGGGGGAAGAAGTGTTGTTACCGGAAAAAGCCTATTGGGGCATTTATGAGCGAGAACACATAAAGAGAATATCACCTCCTTATGCGGTACAAGCCGGATTAGATACAGTACTCAATCTAAATCCACGAAAACCCCGCAAAAAGACCACAAAAGCCCCTGCGTTGACTGACCTTGCGAGCATACCCAAAGGACTTGCCAATATGCCCCCTGTAAAACCACAGAAGACCAAGACCTATCCCTATACGCCTTTAGGACACGATAATGCAGCCAGCGAAGCCGTAGGCGTTAATTTGCCTATCCCAAAGGCCAAGACACGCAAGACAAGAGTTAAAAAAGGCGAAAAACCAAAATTGGCCTCATTTCACTGCACAAGTTGCGGTAAAGAGGTAGATAATCCTGATGCACTTATTCGGCACGGCAAACAACAATGTCCAAAATGCCGGCGTCTTGAGACGATAGTGGCAAATGAGTAAAACCATGCCAAAAAACAATCATTCCACTGGAAAAAATACCCGGATAAAAAAAATAACCGTGAGGGGAAAGATGTACTACGAAACTAAAGTCGGTGTAGCCAAAACCAAAAATGAAGCTAAGCGATGGTTAAATTATATAAAAATAGATAGGAGTTAAAATGCTAAAAAATACTCATTCTTCAACCACACGGCCAACAAAGCCAGAAATTGGCGCAAGGCAGTGTTTGCCAGAGATAATTATATTTGTCAAATTTGTGGTATCAAAGGTAGTTATCTGGAAGCAGACCATATTAAACCTTTTGCTTATTTCCCAGAATTACGGTTCGAATTATCCAATGGACGAACTTTATGTAGAAAATGTCACGATAAAACGAAAATGTCTGCAAAACAGATGAAAAAACTATATGCGAAAACTTAAAAAAACTGTTTGGCGATGGTGCGCAAAGTATATTAAGACAAGAGATTCCCTTGAGGATTATCCCGAAAGCCACGATTTGGATTTGGTGCGGTGTAGAACTTGCGGCAAATGGTTAAAAACAAAATCCAGAGAAGCTCAAGCAGGTCATTTTTTGTCTCGTGGGATAGGTGGTTCAAGTGGAATCTATTTTGATGAACGAGGTTTGGCAATTCAGTGTTATCAATGCAATTGTTTCAAACAAGGATCCCCGGAAGAATTTGAAAAGTACCTATTGAAAAAATACGGTCAGGAAATCATAGATGAATTGAAGATTAAAGACAAGACCCATACGTACAGTTTGATGGAACTGGAAGGTCTTTTGCTATACTACAAACAAGAGTATAAAAAGTTAGTTGAGAATATGTGAGGATTGATATAAGGATTGAGGATTTAGAAATGGAATTACAATATCCATTAAAGGCACAAAGTCCTGTAGTTTACGATAGAACTGTTGTTCGTTGCAAATGGTGTCTCGGTCAAATACGTATATATGTTTCTAAAATTAGACGTAAAGAATCTTCTTCCGATATTGGAAGAATACGTTCCGTAAAGGATTATCACGAAGATTGTTGGTGTGAAGCTATTGAGGTGCAAATTTAAGTCCTGAAATTACAGAAGGATTATTATTGTACTACAAAAATGCCTATAAAGAATTACAGAAGGATTGATTTATGCCTGATGAAGATGGATACCCTACCGAAGAAGAATTAAAAATTCTCAAAGATTGGGATGCCAAAGACATACAAGGTCTATTGGATTTCCTAAAAGATATTTGGTGGGAATCAGGATGGGGTTATAAATTAAGAGGAAAGAAAGTTCTAAAATTGGAACTGCATACTGGAGGATGGTCAGGAAATGAGGAAATCATCGGAGAACTTCAAGGCACTATGTTTTGGGCTTTATACTGGCAGAAAACTTTGCGAGGTGGCCATTATTATTTTATAATTAAGCCGATTAAGGATTGATGTTACAGGAACTTATAAACCAAAGTCCAAAAATAGATTTGGATGAATTTCTTGGCACTTTCAAAGGCAAGGTTTTCAACGGCAAAAAAGGTTTTAATAAAGCCCGACAATATCTCAAAAATGGAAAAAATGAATGTGTAGTAATTTTCCATAATTGGTGGGTACTATTAAAAAACGGGGCAGATTGGATGGGATGTTTTAAGTTGTCCAAATATATGAATGATTGGGATTGAGGATTTATGGGCAAAAGCAATATGTATAACCTGTCTGTGTTTCAATGGAATCCTTTTGTCGGCTGCAAGTTCGATTGTGTTTACTGTCGCAACTCTTTTCAGGCACAGGCGAAACGGCAGAAACATAATTGCCAGAAATGCTACGACTTTACTCCGCACGAACATCCAGAGCAACTTGGCCAAAAATTGCCATCGACGGGATATATGCAGTTTATCTTTTGTTGCTCGATGGGTGATATTTCTTTCTGTTCTACGGAATATCTTAATGAAATTGGAGGTATAATGGAAAGTAATGCAGACAAGAATTTCCTTATTCAATCCAAGAATCCAAAGACTTTCGAGCGAGTCAAATGGCCTGACAATGTAATTTTGGGGACAACGATAGAAACGGATAAAGAAATTACAAGATATTATTCCAAAGCCCCTTCTTTAATGAAAAGATGTCTTGACTTTGCTAAAATCAAACATCCTAATAAAATGATAACTTGTGAACCAATAATGGATTTTGGTATAGGGGCATTGTTGGGATTAATAGGTATAGTTAAACCGCAACTAATTTGGATTGGATATGACACCAAAAAGAACAACTTACCCGAACCATCAATCGAACAAGTTCAACAGCTACATTGGGAATTATCAAAGTTGGGAATCCCTGTAATTTTGAAAAGGATAAAAGATGAGCCAATCGATTGAACTATTAAAAGAAGAAATAAGTTTTATTGATAACTGCCCTGATGATTGTTCTGTTATAGATGTACACGCACATAAGGCGGGATTACAACAGTTACTTTTTATCCTTCAATGCCACGCCTCTAAAATAGCAGAGGCGGTGAAGTTGCTGGAAGATGCAAGAAAAATTATCGGTTCTGATTGTTATAAATTAACAGAAATATGTGATGCTGACGAAAATGTTGTAAAAGCCCTTGCCCTTCTGAAAGCTGAAAAACCAATAGATGAAACTGATAAGGAAAGAAGTCAAGCCCTCAATAACGGTCAAGCCCTTAAGTTATTTCGACTAAATGTTCTCAATATGGGAATACTTAAATTCGCCGCCTGGCTGGGTATTTTACCTTCAGAACTTTGCAACATAGAACAAGGTAGGGATTTTGATGATACACCAAAAATAGAAAAAACAGTCTGCGAAAAATGCAATGGGACAGGAGAAGTTTATATTTCAAAAGAAAATGGCGCAAGAGAAGTTGGCTACTCAGAATCTTGTCCTTCTTGCAAAGGCACAGGAGTAGTATTAGGCCAGAATTTTACGGGTGGCAGGCAAAGTCCAATAAGTTCTTGCTCTGATTGCCAGCCAGAAACAGAAAGTCCAGAAGTTTGTCCTTCGTATGATTCGAAAAATTCAACTTGCATGAATCCTTATAGAAAACACACTCTTATCAACCATCTCGAATTGCAATTAAAAACCAATGAGATTCTTCGGCAAGAGAAAAGGATTGAACAGTTGAAAGACATAGCGGATTTATCTTATGACATTCACACAAGAGACCCTGCTAATGTAAAACACAAATGGGGTGTTTGCCTTGCAGAAGCGGAAGAATTGCTTTGTGATAAAATTGAGCAAGTTAGGGGATTAAAATAACCATAGCACTTATAATAATTTGGTTTGTCTCTCTTGGTCTTGTGATAATATGTATTTATTTAGCCTGCCCCAATGTCCGGCAATTCTGCGGACAGGTAAGAATGTGTATTGCCTTTGGTATAAAGTATGCGTATAATCTAATCAGGTACAGTAAAACAATAAGGTTTTTGATAAGGAGAAAAAAATGAAAATGATTTGGAAAAAAAGAATTTGTTCCGCAATCTTACTGCTTGTAGCAGTATCGCTAATGACAATAGGTGGTTGTAAGACTCTGGATTGGTTATTTGACCCAAACAATGCCAATGTGGTCAGTGGTGTGGCAGGAGCGGCGGGCGGAGCGGCAACAGGAGCGGGTTTGCCCTGGGGCTATGTGATAATCACCGTTGGCAGTATCTTTTCAGCTATCGCAACCGCTTATAATAATTACCGCAATAAAGTTAAGGCCGCCACTAAATACGAAGCCATAGAAATCACTACGGCAGCTGTTGTAAATGCCATCGAAGACGTAGCAAACGTGCCAACAACGGAAGGAACTATTGGTGATATAGTTAAGGCGCAAGTACAGAAAAAACTGGAAGACAAAGATTGGTTCAAAATTGGCAAGGCATTGATTGCAGGTCTCAAAGGCAACTAAATGCCAACAGGTATTTATCCAAGAACAAAAGAACATTGTAGAAAGATAAGCGAATCCCTTAAAGGAAAAACAAAAGGGAAACATCTTGCTGAAAAAACTAAAAGAAAAATGAGTGATGTTCATAAAGGAAAACATTATTCTCTTTCTACAGAGTTCAAAAAGGGGAATAATCCCTGGATGAAGGGACGACATCATTCTGAAAAAAGTAGAAGAAAAAACAGTGATGCACATAAGGGAGTAAAAAGTAGTCTTTGGAAAGGTGGGATTTCGCCTGAAAATAAAAGAATAAGACATACTATTGAGTTTCGTTTATGGCGAGAAGCAGTTTTTGCAAGAGATAATTGGACTTGTCAGAAATGCAAAACAAAAAAAATATATTTGCATCCTCATCATATTTTAGGTTTTGCCAACTATCCTGAATTAAGATTTGCAATAGATAATGGTATAACACTTTGTGAAAATTGCCACAAAAACTTTCATAAAAAGAAAGTGTCTTACTTAAAAGTTGGATAATCAGTGGATTAAAAAGGCCTGTGTAAAATGTTTCATTGGATTCTAACTATTATCGCTCTGCTTCTTGGCATTATTGCCAATTTAGATTTATTCAAAGAAGTATGGGAAAACCACAGAGATTGCAAAAAACATCGTGAATTATGGTCTCCGTCCCGGAAAGACCCATAAACTACACCTGTTGCGTAATATGCTTTTTCATTTTTATTACCCTCCGAGGAAGGCCGGGTCGAAATCCGGCCTTTCCTTTTTGAAATAAAACTATGACAAACATCTCATAGGATAGCGAAATTTACTCCTGTGGCTTGCGTAGAGGCACGAAAGGGCTTGGAACGGTCAAAGTATGGGGTAGAGTATTAAAATGACGCAGAAGGTCGTTGGCAATTCAATTTGGCATTAGCGAAGCAAACACAGGATATATTCTTAATAGAAAGGCATGGAAACATGTATAAGGAGTCCGACGGAAACGGGGCTTTGAGATTTACGTCCATCTCTGCCCCGTTTCCTTGATTTTATTTTGGCGGCAAGTCTATGGTGGCAGATATAGTCTGGTCGTATCTTGGTGATGTTAAACAATACATCGAGCCGTTTTTCGGCAGTGGTGCGGTTTTGTTAAAACGTCCGCCGACAAAACTGGAAAAGATTTACGAAATTGCGAATGATAAAGATGGTCATATTGCAAATGTTTGGCGGTCGATACAGTTTAGCCCAGACGAGGTGGCTCGATGGTGCGACTGGCCCGTAAATCACGCAGACCTTGTGGCCCGCAAAAAAGTGTTAAACGAAAACGAAGGGTATCTATTAAACGGTTTGCAAAACGACCCTGAATGGCACGATGCCAAACTTGCTGGATATTGGGTTTGGGCTGCAAGTTGTTGGATAGGTTCAGGACTTAACTGTCCAAATCAGAGACCGCACCTTGCGGGGGATATGGGCATAACAAGCCAGAGACCGCACATGGATTCTCGCCGCAAAATCCTTGAACCATCCACGAATGTTTATGAATGGATTAACGCATTGTCAAGGCGGTTAAGATACGTCAAAGTTGTTTGCGGTGACTGGTCAAGAGTATGTGGCGGGAATTGGCAAGACAACAACAAGCCCGTCGGTATGTTCTTTGACCCGCCTTACGCAACAAGCGGGCGAGATGAAACTATCTACCGTCACGATAGTATGACTGTAGCCAAAGATGTTGAGGTATGGTGTTTGGAACGGGGTAAAAATCCTAACTACCGAATCGTTGTTGCGGGTTACGATGATGAATACCAATCGCTATTAGATAATGGCTGGATTTTCCAAGCATGGTCTGCTGCTGGCGGATATTCTAATGCCAAATCCAGAGGTGAGGTAAATCGGCACAGAGAGCGATTGTTTATCAGTCCTCACTGTCTTAAAAAAACAAAAGACAAAGAGTTATTTTCTTGAATAGGAGATGTTTTAATTTTCGAGAAGATTGCCTGATTTTCTTTTATTAAGGAGCAAAAATGAAGTTACCTGCATTTTGTTTGATGAATTGCAAAAGAAAGATTGCTGAACAATGCAAAGATGATTTTTGTCCTTATTGGAATTTCCGATTAGTTTTCGTAAATGGTTTATATCATCGTTATACAAAAGAACAATTCGATAGTTTTGATACCGGTGTGCCAGTCAAAGAGGCAAGACAAGGACAACGAGCATTATTTCCTTAATCTTTCTTCTTCAATAAATCATCCGCCAAGTGTTCATTTTTTGAAATTAACATAAGAAAATTCTCTAAATAATTCTCTGGCTTTTTTATCGTATGCTTTAGCAGCTTTAATTTCGTTGTGAAATTTTCCTATGAAAATAGTTTTCTGATTGATTTTAATTGCCGCTACCCAACATCTATCTCTATTTACCCAAGATACACCTTTATAACGACTTGACTTTTTGTTTCGTTGAATTTTTCGGTTTTGTGCATTTTGTGAGGGAGTACAAAATCTTAAATTGTTTCTGTGGTTATCAAGAGCATTATGATTCTTATGGTCAATTTGTTCCCCTTTTTGGGCGTTCATAATAAATCGGTGCATAAGTATTGTATGTCGTTTTTTGCCATGTGAGTTTCGAGCAGCATTGTATTGAGTTCCCCTTGCTTCTTTCCGAGCAAACCATTTATGTTGATTTAACCATTCAAAATCACCATCATCTACTATGGCGGATTTTCCCTGCGTTAATGATATTTTTCTCATTAAGTAACATTATACTATAATGCTCAAAACAAGGGAATCTATTTCCTAATTTTTCACCTTTTTCCAATAAATCTACAAAACTTGGTTTACCACAAATAGAACATTTCCATTTATAATCGTCTTGCGTAACCCACTTGATTGTATCTGCCGGCGCAAATTTTCTCATTTTACCGTTAAAATCCTTGCCAACCAACCACAGAGGGCAGGGGCATTATTTAGAAGCAGGACTCCGACAAGAATCCAAATACCTTTACTTATCGCCTTTTTGACTTTCTTATGCTCACCTTCGACAATCCTAAGTCTCTCACACAATCCTATTTCATCACCATTTTCCCCTTTAAGAACAGTTAAAATTATTTTAACATCCTTTTTCAATTCTCTAAAAGCGGGTTCACATATTCTATTGTAGATTTCTTGTTCGTCCATAGTTTGTTCCTTTAATTCGCCGAAGGCGTTTGTATCTGGAAAACATCTTCACTCAAACTATAAGTACACATTATCTGATAGTGAGCCTCGATATAATTATCATTTGGGTCTTTATCGTGATATGCTTTTAAGGATTTAGCACCAAGAGCATTTACATTCAACGTGCAAGCGCCCGTGTTGGCAGTGTTTGGGTCGAATATAATCATCATTCCATTCGTATAAGCCGCAGGGGCAGGACTCAAAGTGATTACATAAGTATCACTGGCTCCCGCATCGGCGGCGAAGTTGAACGAGCCGTTGACCTGTAAATTGCCTTTGAAGTAACTTTTCACTCCGGCAGTTTCCACACCAAGACCATAACTTGTTACGATAGAATCGCCTACAGCGGTTATATTCACTTTGAAACCACTACCATTGCCGCCAGTTGTTGCCAATCCATCGGCTACTGAATATGCAGTACCATAAGTGTTTATGTGAAATGTTAATATAGCACCACCGCCATCAACGGTATCGACGCAAACTGTGCCGTTTGAAGCCCCTCCCTGCGTAATAGTCGGCGTTTCGCCGAATGCATAACCGCTGCCGCCGGCATTCAAAGTAACCGTTTTGAGTCCTGATTTAACAGAAGAACCGCACGGGAAGACAAGGAGACCAAATGAATTGACATCACTCGTGGAATTGGCACTGAGCGAATCTGTCGTAGAAAAATATCCGCCATAGTTCAAACCTACAGCAGCGCCGTCATAAGTACCGGCTAATGTGGAACCCGAATAAACACCGGCACTAACTCCTGCCGACTTTGCCCCTGATATTGTATAAGTTACATAACCAAGATAGGATTGAACTGAAACTCCTCTTGTGTATATTGTATTATTTACTGAACCCCCGGCAGGTGTCCAATCAGCCGCATTATATGCCAAAAAGTTTAATCCAATAGAATATGCGTGCTTGAATCCTATAGGTGAAGTTTTGGTATTGGTAAATGCAGTCGCCGTTTTACCATATAGAGCATTGTAAAAACTAATCATATTTGCCGTAGCCATATTTTTAATATCGCCAGAAGAAGTCTGATAAAACATTCCCGCCGTAGAATATTGGGGTGATGTTGCACTTACCGCATGAGACGCTTCTCCGTGCAAAAGAGAATAAAGACTATCTGATAAAGGACTGGCCGGAGTTGTATATATTTCCACCATCGCGGGAAAAACATTTGTCGATGCGGCAGTATTGCCTATGGCAAGTTTTGTGGCTGAATCACTGCCCACCTGACCTATATCTACTTCCGCATGAGCCACCGTTGCCGTAGTTGCTAAATTCTGGTCTATGCCGTCAAGGTAAGCGAACTCCGAAGTTGTGAGAGTATTCGCACCTATCGTGAAAGACGTGGCATTGACATCAGCATTAAATCTTACTTTTTGGTTATTCGGGTCAGCATCAAAAACCCCATATATTAGCGAGTTTATTATTTCATTCGCTTCCGAACCCCTATCTTGATTGTCTATAATAAGATGATTGCTGTTTGTAGTTTGATTTTTACCGGCATTAAATCCGATAAAAACATTTTTCTCACCTGTAGTCAAAAAATTCCCTGCAAATACACCAATAGCCGTATTCTCGTTCCCTATAGAATTTAATAAGGATGACCCACCAATAGCCACATTATCATTGCCCTCAACATTACAAAAAAGAGAATAATCTCCGATGGCTATATTCCAACTTCCAGAAGTATTTATACCTAACGCATAATATCCAAGTCCAAAATTATAAGAACCATCTATGTTATTTTCGAGACTCTTAATTCCAAGTGCAGTATTATATTCTCCTATTGTGTTATTTTTTAGAGTTTGAAAACCAAGTCCAAAATTAAAACTTCCAGTTGTATTAAATTTCCCTGAATCGTATCCAGTAAATATATTAGAAAGTCCAGTCATCGTAAAATTGCCTGCTTGTCCCAAAAATATATTTTCACTTGGAGAAGTGCCTTTGAGCGTCAATACCCTTATTCCATCGACTTGGTAACCGTTTGCCTCGTTCGTGATATTTGCATAAGCAAAAGACGGATGGTATGTTGTTGCTAAATTCTGGTCTATACCAGTAAGATACTCATTGTACGCCTGAACATCAGTGCCTATAGCAAGACCCAAAGAAGCCCTCATCACATTTCCGCCTTCGACAACCCAATCCGTGCCGTTGCCTACGAGGATATTGGAATCATAAGGAGTCAGGGCTGCAATGTCATTGAGGTCGTTGTCGTATGCTTCAGTTATAGAGCCAACACCCAAATCAGCGGCGGTTACATTCGTCCAGGTATATTGGTGCAAATCCTCGCTGACGTCAAGATAGAGTCCCGTTATCGAAAGAAGATTGTTAGGGTCAAGCCATGCCATTATCCCTGCCGAATCATCCCAGAAAAGAATCCTGTCGTCTGCGGGGTCAGATAAATTTGTGTCCGTACCGCCAAAAGCCATATCAAGCAATCGGTCGTTGTCTGCATCAGCACTTAAATCCGTAGTATTATTTCCGACACGATTAATATCCGCTATGACGGTAAAGGCATTATTCTTCGGCGCTAAATCATCTATGATTACAATTTGACTAACAGCCAGAGAAACAATAATCAATACTAAAAACATAATCAATTTTTTCATTTTAGTTTCCTTTTCATTTATTGAGCAACGACCGTGGTCGCTCCCAAGTTAGCATTAGTGCTTCTGTAAACGTAGTAGTTTTCCACGAATCCCGAATCGTTTGTTCTTGATACCGTTGCCGGACTTTCAAAACCGCCTTCAAATCCACCAACGGTAAAAGTGGCAGTTCCAAGCCGTGAGGGATAGGCATAGAGTATATATTCCCCTGCCCCCGCCGTAACGGTAAAGGTCTTTGCCTTGCTGTTGGACAATTCGTTACTTGCGAGGTTACCTATATCGCTACTGTCCCATCCACTTGCCTCTGTGGTTACTCCCCAATGGCGTTTATTATAGAAAGTAACCGTTTCGACGGTATTGCTTGTTTCCGTACCTGATTGGGCATACAACGTAAAAGTTATCGTGCCTACACTGGTTCGATGAGTAACGATTATAGTATTGGTCGTAGGCCCTTCAAATGCCGGTGATGTAGTCATATTGAGATTACTTGCCCACGTATTAGTCCCGCCCGATGTCGATTTAGCCACGTAAGGCGTGGCATCAGGAGGCCCGTTATTATAAGTGGCGGTAAAAGTCAATGCCCCGATTGCCTTCCAAGTGCCAGAGCCAATTTCCTGCGTTGCTGAAATGCTGTCCGAAAAAGTAGCGATGCTGAATGTATAAGTGTCCGTGCTGTTGGCGTCCCGCCATCCCGAGCCAGTCCACTTGATAGTATCATTCTTGCCCAAAGTCGAAATATTCACGAATATCCATACGCCCGTACCGCTTTCATCGGATACCCTTGTTTGCCAGTTTGCGGACGTAGTCTCGTTTATATCACCGTAATTATGACTGTGAGAGCTAGGAGAAAGTGAATTACCATCAACCCCCAGCACACCATTATTATCCGATACCCTAACATAACCATCTGTAGTCAGATTCCATATCCTTGATATAGCCGCACGCCAGTAATGGTTAGGGTCGTCCGGCTCACCCAAAGATAGTCCACTATGATTCGGGTCAAGGTCAGAATAAACATAAGCGTTTGCCGAACAAACTAACGACAATACAATTAAAAATATAATCTTTTTCATTATTGTGGCCTTTCCATATCTATACCGCCTCTTTTCCAAGTACCTTCTTTATAGAAAAACGCCAGATTGTTTCCTTCTACCTTCAAAGCCCAGTTATCGTCATCACCCGCAACATTACCTTCCTTGATTATTTCATAATAATAATCTTCTCCCCTGCGTAAAGCAAATAAATCCGTTGCAATGCCGGAAGCCGGAATGGGAATAGCCGCGATTAACATTTATTCAAATCCTTTCGGTGGTTTTACTGTAGAAGCAGGTTCAGTTTCTTCTTCGGGGTCGCTTACTAAATCAATCATTTGTTGTATGTACTGGTCTCGTACCTGCTGCAACTGTTCCGGCGTGATATTCCCTGCTGAACTTTGTATAAAGGAATCACTTAATTTCTTTTCCAATTCTATGAGTTTTTCCTGTTTGTCCTGCCAGTAAAACATTTCCTGTTTTTCTACGTCAAGTGGTTGTAAACGTATTCCTCCCAATGTATGCAGCAAAGTTTCAAGCAGAGACGGTTTTTTATCAAGCAGAATGTCCCATTTCTTCGACGGTTTTCCTGTTACGGCTTCGTATATTTTATCGTAATATATCCCACCCGGAAACCAGGAAGGCAAAGGTGCTGCCGACTGCCAAAAATGCAAAACCCGTTTGGCAAACTTTTCCTCGTCTGTATCAGTGTCTTCCCATATTTTTTTGCCCATAAAACTGTCTTTGTTTCTTTGAATATCACCTACCACTTGGAGCATCGGATTTGATGCGATGACATTCAACACTCCCCTTTGCTGAAAATCAGAAATTTGTCCCCAGGGCAAAATATATGTAATGTCAAAGAATCTTAAATCATTATTCTGGTCTCGATAAGGCATAAGCATATAACTGCCGTTTTTCATATAATCGGGCATTGTCTTTTTAATTTCTGCATAATCATTTTCGGTTAATTGTAATTTATGCAAAGAATACTTTTCCATTGCCCAGTGAAGCATAGCATACTTCGCAACTCCATAAGGATTTTTTTCCATTGCCTCCATTACATTGGGAATTGCTTTGCGGGGAAAGGTGTAAAATGGCATAATCCTGCGAGCAACATTCTTTTCAAATGCAGATAAATCTCCGTAATCAAAAAGATACTTATTTGCCTGCTGAACAGCCTCTATCACGGATTTACCTTTGTTTCTTTCGGAAAGAAACTTCACAAATTTACCAGTGAACTCCTCTTTCCCGTATATGTCCGATGGAACAGAAGATATTTTTTTACTCAATCCTGCCGCGAAATTTATACTCTTTTGAAGTCCTGTCCCTTCCGCCACCTTTGTTCCCGCAAGTAAATCATCTAATAATTCCGCCTGCGAAAAAGCGCCTCTTGTCAAATATCGTTTTGCCTGTTGGTAATCATCACTGTTATTGCTGATTTCTTTTATTGCCTGGACGAGAAGTTTTGCCTGCTCTGCGTGGTCAACTCCGCTCAAATCGAGCAGAATACTGTTGCTGTATATATTGCGGAAATGAACCGATGGCGACCAGACGGTTACGGCAGCCTTCCAAGAGCCGATAGCAGTATCGTAAATAACTTCGATGTTGCCTTTGATTCGGTGCATATCTTTTATATCACCGTAGATAACATTCTTTACGAATTTGCCCGCCAATTCCCCATACGCCTTATCTTCCGGCATCATCTTGAAACCATCGGCGGCGACACGACTTGTCCATTCAGGCGTTTGATTTATCTGCCTGTATAGTTTGGCAGTTTCAATATCGATTCCTTCCTGAATCATCCTCTTTACAACAGGATACTCCGTAAGAATCTCTCCCATCTTCTTGCGGACTTCGGCAGGTATTTTCTCCCTTGCTTTCGCATAAGGCGCACGAATCCTGCCCCTCGACCAGAAAGGAAATCTCTTTGCCGCCTGCTCCGCCTCTTTGGTCAGATACATTCGGGGAAAATAATTAGTACCGCCGTAAATCTCATTCGTGTAAAGCCGGTCTAAATTCGTTGCAATAGAATCTTCCAATTCCCTGATTTTTTCCGCTTTACCAGGAAATTGATATTTCATAGAGGCAATTTTTTTAATCAGTGGTCGAAGCCCTGTGATTTTTTGTCCCTCAACTCTTTCGGCCACATCAAGAATTTCATCTACTATTTTCCCTTTCTCTTTTAATCCCGCTTTTTCAAATCTTACTGCCCAATCAAGCAGTTTTGCTGGTTGAGTAGTTTTGATATTAAGAACCTGTGCTAAACGATTTACGAACTTTTCCGGCTCATCAACTTTTTCACCGAGAGCAATAAGGTCATTTATTATTTTTTCCTGACCTGATACTTTCAATCCCCCTGTTAATTTCGTTAAAATTTCTTTATGTGGCACTTCAGTTTGTAAGTGAGTAAGTTGTTTTTCAGCGACCTCAATTCCTTTATTGATTTTAGCAACCTGCACCTTGGTCATTTTTGTCGTGTAAGTATAATCACTTAAAATTCCATATTCTTTCAGGATTTTAGCGTTTGCCTTAAACTCATCTATAATCGGGCTTGCTTTTGCTTGAAGTGCTGGTTGTTCTGTGATTCCACCTTTGATAATCTGGATTATACGTTTTTGAACGGCAGATTCGTTTATTGGCTTACCAATCTTTTCGCTTATTTGCTTGGTTATCTCCGTAAGGTCTTTTTGGTGTATTGTCTTGCCAAGTTGTTCTGCATCGTAAATCTTTGCACCAGTTTCAAGACGGGTCAATCCTTTCGCTGCTTGATATTCCGGTATCCTATATTCTTGAATGGCTTTGTAAACTGGTGTTGCCTTCCCCAATTTGCCTGCCAAACGAAATGCCTTGCCGACAACGTAAGGAGTAACGACAAAAGACGTTGCAATACCAACTGGCTGAGCCAACCATTCTGGCGGTGGCTCATCGTTCATCCAACCCTGCCAGTAACCTCTGTAAAAATCCGTGAAATCTTTTAGGTCTTTTTGGGGGACTTTACTCCAGGGATTAAGGGCTTTTACGGCAGGAACAACGGCTTTTGCACCTTCTACATAAGCAGGAATAGCGTGCTCTCTGACATATTGGAAAAAATGCTGCATTTCTACAGCTTCTTTTTGCTCCTCTGTCGGTTCTAATCCATTGGCTTTGGTCATAATATACTGTACTGTCAAAGACGCCCTCCTGGCACTTTCCTTCGATACTGGTGTCATCAGATTTGCCATAAGGTTTTCCGCCCTTGCGAAAGGCCAACCAATCGCACCGATTCCCTTCCATACCAAACGACTAACAGGATTTGTCGTTATAGCTCTCAATACCGCCTGGGATGATTCCGTTTCAAATGGCGGGACGCCAATAAGCATAAGCGGCGGGGAAAGTTTCGTTGTGAACGGGTCTTCAGAAGCGTTTCTTATTACATCGAATAATCCACTGTCAACAACATCAAGAGGAACATTATTTTCAACTGCGGTATCAAGATTGTTCTTTGCCTTTAACTGTGATTCTGCTGGATTATCCAAAAATTGCGGTTGTGGTTTTTCGGCAAATAACTCCTCTGTTGAAAAAGTATTCGGATCTTTACCCATCAATTCTTTTGTTGTTAAAATCTCTGCCACTGATTGTTTCCAATATACTTGTAATTTTTACCATCTTTATCTCTCGTTTCACCCATCTCAAAACCAAATTGGTCTTTCTGTTTAATCTCGGTCAACGTCCCTGATTCCAGTTGCTTCTCCATTTGCCTGATTTGGACATCTGTATATCTTTCAAACTGTGCCATAATACGCCTGCCGTTTTCGTATAAATCAGGAGCTTTAGGATTTGCAGCAATCCATTTGCGGCATCTGTCAAGATAAAGAGCCAACCTGTTGGCATCTATTTTAGCCGGTTCTTGCAACCTGTCTATCAGACTCTTATTCTTGATTTGCTCGCCGGCAGGCATCTCCATAAATTTTTCGAGCATTGAAAGATTCGGGGCTAAATGTATCTTGGATTCTTTTTCAAGCCTGCTTAAAGTATCGGCGTTCCACTCCTCAACCGTCTCATCAAGATACTTATTAAGTGATTCAAAATGTTGGTCGTCAAGGTTCGGGAACTCATTTACAATCTTTTTCCTGATTTCATCGGCCTGCCCTATTCCCCTGTGAAGTTGGGTTACATCTCTAAATAAATTCGTATAGACAAGAGAATCATTGACCCTTTCTTTGCCTGCCATCCAACCTTCCACCCGGTTAGTCATTACCCTTGCATCTTCAGAAGAAAGACCTGATATTGTCTTTAATTTAGTGATATATTGCTGACCGAGATTTCCTTTTTCAACCAGAGTTTTATCCCTATTCTCAAACATTCCAAAAACAATCTCATTTTGTATCTGGTCTGTATTGATTGCCGATTGCTGTTCCGCCATTCGCTGCAACTTATCTGCGTAATCAAGCTGCTCACCCGAAAGACCTTTGCGAAATTCAGGATTTGCAAGTTTATTTATTGCCTCTTGTGGCCTGTTATTGCCTATGTCTATTCTTGATTGAGCCAAAATACAATCAATAGGCATATCTTTATCCATTTGAGCGGATTGCGCCTCTGAAATCTGGTTGGTCGTTTTCTGAAAATTCCAAATCTGTTTCCTTGCCTCCTCAACCGCCCCCGTCTCTTTCAAGTGTTGCAGATTGGTTTCAAAAGCATCCTTATTTTGTTGTGCCTCGACAGCCAGATTTTGATTGGCAACAATCTGTCCCCACTGCGGCATAACCTCATTCTTGTATTTCGTAAGTTCAACATTAAGAAAGGGGTTATCAGACGTCAAGATTGAATCAACATCTTTACTCCATTGTTCCTCTAATGCTTTCCGTGCTTCAGGGTCGCCTGTGGTTTTATGAGTATTAACAAAAGCAAAACTTTTTTGCTCGAATTCACGTTTTTTCGTAGAAAAATCTATCGCTCTCTTGGCTTCTGCAACCTTCAAAAATCCTTGTCCAAGTTGCTCCATACCTCTTGCTATGTATTCTGCACCTGTAGAAACATCTATACGCAAAGGCACGTTCGGCCCCCGACCGGATGGTGTTGCTTCAGTATATTGAATTTCTCCTGGTAATTGAGCCAATTTTAATACCTCAATAAAGTCGCTTTGCCTTCTTTTGTTAAACCACCGCCGCCTTTACCCCAGTCCATTCCACTAAAACCTGTAAGCAAAGTCCCGCCTGCACCCAAGAATCCGCCTATCATTCCGGCTCGACCTTTTCGTCTTGCTATTTTACCTTCCATTTTATATCCGGCAGCTTCGCTTCTTGCCCGTGCTGCTTCGGTTGCGCCTTCATAGCCAATCATAAGATTTTTAAGTTCCAATTCGGACGCCTGCTTTGCCTGTATTAAAAGCGGAGTACCTACCGTAGTTACCGCTCCGGCCTCGCCCATTCCGGCCTGCATCGTACTTTTTATTCTTTCAGCCGCTTCCGCATCTCTTTTCTGCTCGAAGGCCGTTTTTTGCTCTATAGCTTTCGCATCCTGTTCCTTAACGGCAGCGTTATAATTTGCCATCGCCTGCGCAGATGCGCCTTCCTGTGCGGCAGCAATGCCGCCATATACTTGTGTGCCTGCAATAAGACCTATTCCCAATGCTGTAAGACCCATATATCATTCCCTTACAAGTGCGTAGAGATAAGCATCCGTCCCGTCAGGCAGGTAGGACTTCATAAGACCTTCCCGATTAAAACCCAATGCTTCAGCCATTTTTATTGTCTGCGAGGAATCTGCCCGCTCACTTACCTGCATACGTTTCAATTTCAATTCCAAAAATGCCTGCTCGATAATCCTCTGGATACACTTAAATATCCCAATTTTATGCTCAAGTGCTTTTTTCGACAGGCAGAACCACCCTTCGCCAACGCCTTCCCAATAAACGACACAGCCACCCACCCCAATAATCTGGCCGTCTATAAGAGCCGTCTTTGCCCAGCCGTTTAAGTCCCAATTAGGATAATTCTTTGCGGCAACGTCTATCGAATCCTGCCTGACCAAATCCAAATCACTTTGCAAAGCATCACGAATTTCAATCATCTTTTCTCAACTTGACTTTGTCCTATCTAACTAAATGTCCAATCTTAATGTCCTAATAAACAAGTGTCTAATAAATTTTTATCCCTGTTTTTACTATAAAAAACAACACTTACTTGACTTTCTTTCAAAAATAACCTATATTTATAGAAGGTAAAAAATGCTTTTCTTTTTTGCCGACTTTTTTCTTTTTTCAATCATTCTTTCTAACGCCCACTAATATCTAATCGGGGTATTAAGGCACGGACACAGAGAGGCAACGGACTATCACTCGATATAATCAACGGGTTATCGAGCGAAAATCCACCGTCAACACTTACCACAACCGTGCCTGTAAATAAACCTTCAATTTCAGAAGTATTTGTCCATCTTGAGTCGTCAAAATCTATATCCTGCATATCATCGAGCGAAGTCCCGCATTTAGCGCCTGCCGTGTCCAAAAACGATATACCCATTTCCTTGACTGACACGATGCTTGCTACCGAAGAACCCATTTCTGTATTTATCACCGGCTTCATCGGCTCAAGAACCGGAATATAAGGCAATCCGACCTGCGCTTTCGTAACTGTAGTTGTTACTCCTGCCAGTTTAGTAGTTATCTGTCCACCTGAAACTACGGCATCATCAAAAACCACACCATTACCCAAAACTTTAACTGTCTTGCCTTCAAGATGGCTTAATCCCGTTATCGTAGATGTCGCAGTTCCCTCGTAAGTGATACCACAATCGACAAAGAAAGCATCCTCTAACTCCGTCCCGAAATTTCTCGACATCATTTTCTCAATATATACAACTTCATAAGTAAGGGTTTCACCTTCATAAGTAAGAATCGCACCTTCGTAAGTAAGGGTTTCGTCCCTGGCAATAGACAATGTTATCTTATCCTCATTTGCACTTGGCGAAACACAAACCGACTGGACTCTGCCGTCTATCGGTTGCTTTGCCCAAGCAACAACGTCCTGCTCTCTTTCGTAAGTCATAGAGATTAAAGAGCCATCATCGAGAACTGCCCATAAAATTGAGTCAGGATTTCTTTGATGTGCTATGCAGACTATTCCCGACAATGTGATATGCTCGGCAAGAGCTGTTAAATCCGGCGATACGAATTTCTGGACAGAATCGGAATAAGTCAATTCTCTGACTTTTCGTCCCACGAAATCGATAAAAAGAATCTGCTCATTAACTTTGGCGGGCTGGATGTTCCTGCTGCCGTAACTCGACTGCTGCTTGATGGTATAATTCGTAGGCGTAATTGGAGTGCCGAAATCATTCGAGCCGACCTTCCACTCCTCGCCGGAAGTACCGACAATCAAGGCCTCGAGCGCTTCAATCCACCTGATTTCGTTAGTTGCAGGAATGGTCAGAGAAAACGAATCAGCGTCTTTTACATCTTCCTCGAAATTTTCAAAATCATCCACTTCAGAAAACCAGAGCCGAGGGTCTTTTGGTTCTGCGGATATAACTGAATAACTTTCTGTTGTAAAAGTCCAAATATCCCCTTCTGTAGTTCCACCTGCATTGATAGCATTAACCATCCAGGTACGACTTACTTCATAATCAAATGGAGAACCGTATTCTATTCCGGTAATTGTAAAAGAAGTTTCAGTTTGACCTTCTGAAACCAAAGTTAATCCTGCCTCATTTTCTCCATAATATACATCATAAGACGTAGCCCCACCGCCATCCTCCCAACTTATTGTGGCTTGGTCTATATCAACATCTGTTGCTCCGTTGGTTGGTGTAGGATTTATTGGTTTAGAAGGAGCATCTACAGTATAAGTTTTGAAGTGCCAATCTACGCCGTAATCTACCCATACATCATCAACCTCTTGAGTCCATCCGATACCAGTATATCCATTTCTATTTGACCAACGCAGATAACCACTGACAATATTAACTGATACTAAAATAGCATATTCTGTTCCATTAACAACATTGTAAGAGCCAGAATTAAAAGTTTTCCACGCAAGAGATGTGCCTAAATCATTACTGGCAATGCTTCCGAAATAATCCAACTGATTATTAGGTTTGTGATTAACATCAACATCATATAAATAAACATCAACGGTAAAATCGTGCGTAGCAGAACGTGCCAATTTTAAATCTATTTGCACTAATTCATAATCTTCACTGGCATAAAATGTTTGTGCAGCGCTATAATAAACAGCCAACTCGCTACTTAATGTCGTCCACGATTGTTTTAATACTGCCATTACAAACTTCCAAAATAAATCACATCTAATTATTCCGGCGCTTCGACTATTTGTTCAGCAATCACGGAAGCGCCACCGTAAATACACCTACCATCCATAAAAGTAATTGAGGAGGGATAACCTCTATAATCACTCCAGCAACCTTCTGCCCATCTTTTAGTGGCGTTTATGGATGCAAGAGCCGTCAAAACAGTTACCTCAGCGCTTAATTCGGTATTTATTGAATTTATCCGAATAATACCTTCCTGTGTGGGATTGTTATTAGTCAAAGTCGCCCCGAAATTCGCCGACATTCCGGCAACGGCATATATACGATATTGAACGTTATCGGCATCTTCCACAAAAGACAGAGAATCGTTTCTTGCTCCTGAAGTCAATGCCTCATAAGTTCTGTAATCTTCCCAGTCGTTATCTGATGTCGAATTTTCCCGCCTTTGAAGAATCACAGTACCTTTCCACGTTCCGGTAGTAACAAACGAACAAGTACCCTTGACATCCGAAAGAGTAGAGCTTGTGCCAGCACCGGATTGAGATATTTTGGTTGTAACTCTCGGATGAATCAATTTGAAAAGCGCACCAACGTGAAGTGCATCGAAAATCTCGCCCGTGCAGGTAAGAGTTCCTGTAGCACCAACGGCAATGGCCGTGCAAGACATAGTCGACGCATCGGTCTCATCAGGGTCAATCAAATCATTCCTTGTCAGGAACGGCCCCTTGGTAAATGATATGACATCGAGCGAAAAGGTTGTTGCACTTGTCCTTGTAAGTTTTCTTTGTTTATAGGATGGGTGAACGAGCCACATTACATCGCCGACCTGCTTGTATTGAATCTGGAATAAGTCATCAATCTTATATGGCGATGAAATTGTCTCAATAACTTCGTCATCGTAAAGTACCCTGATAAATAAATTGCCAAACTCCAATTCATAAGCAATTTCAGAGGAATATATGAACGGAATCATTCGGACTATCTGTGCAGCACCGTAAGCGGATGTGATGTAATAAGTACCTGGCCTTCGCTCAACACAGCCATAAATCAAGGGAAGCATATTCTCAAGATGACGGCAACTACCCTCATACATTTCTGTATCTATTCGGGCATCGGTCTTCGGGGTCGTCTCACCTTTATTGAACCTGATTATCGGTATATTTGCCATTATAAATTCTTAATCACAGTTACAGTTGTTGGCACGATGGTTTCATCGTAAACATTATTCACTCTCTGCGCCTCGACAATCAATAAGTCGACGTTCTCATCTACTACATCCACTTTTGCTTCGAGGCCAGTCAAGTCCGCCGCAAAATCAATTGGCGACTCGTATTCTCCCGCACCGAGCGGGTCGCCGACCCAGGTCAAGACATCACTGATAGTATCATCCGGCCACATCAGCCATTCACCTTCCCAATGAAGTCTTTCACCTTCATAAGTAAGAAAATCTTCGGTCTCAATGTAAAGCGGGTCATCTTCCCAATAAAGAGTTTCGAGATTATACACCAAAACCACATCGCCAACTTCAAGGTCGGTAATCGGCGTGGCAATATAAAAACCTGTCGGTCGAATCTCCGGTAACGGCTGGTTGGCGATTCCCCGACCAGCACCACTCGGCTGAAATGCGGCGAAAATAAGTGAGTAGCCGGAAACATATCCGAACTTAATCTCATACATCAATCACCTTTAAGCAGAGAGGTAGCCGAACAAATCTATCGTTGCATTTGCCGCCAGGGTCGAACCCGTAGTAACGGTAAGCTGGATTGACACTCCCGCAGCAGTTTCAACATACGCAACGTTTTCGTTGTCAATAACGATATAATAAGTTGCTCCTGTTACGGTGGCCAGACTAAACGCCTGTTTCCAGTTTGTAATGCTGTAACTCGTCCCCCCTGCGAGAGACGCGGTCGGGTCTCTCACAACAACGTGAGAAATCCGGCAAACCTTTCCAGTTGGAACGGTATAGAGCGTGTTTGCCTGTGCCGTTTTCATATCCACTACCGTAGAGCTTAATAAAGCCATACCTATTTTTTCTTTTGCGTCAGCCGTAAAGCACCTTTCTTTCTTTTGGGAAATTAGTTCTTGCGAACTCCCCAAATAATTGTTTTGCCGCAGTATCGTATGCTTTTGCGGCATTTATTTCGTTAATAAAATGTCCAAGATTTTTACTTTTCCCGTTATGTTTGATACTTGCATACCAATCGTGGGATTCCCTGCACCACGATACACCTTTGTATTTGCTCGTTCCTTGTCTAATAGGCATTTGATTGAAAACATTTTGCTGTTGCGTTGAAAATCTTAAATTCTCTTTTTGATTGTTTAATTCGTTTCCGTCTTTGTGGTCAATCTGTTCTCTTTTTTCAGCCTTCATTATTTGTCTGTGCATAGAAACAAGAGTGCCACGACTTCCTGTTTTTCTATATTCTTCTTTTGAATATCGAACTGCACACCATTTACCTTTATGGTTTGCCGCACACCATTTATATTTAGAGAGTTCGGCGTAATCTTCATCATCAACAATTGCAAACTTATTTTGTGTTAATGATATTCGTTTCATACTTTTCCCGAACCATACCTCGCCAGGTTCCAGTCGCTTCTACCACTGACATTTATTTCTGTACTGCATACCGTTCTTGCTCGTCTCATTGCATCAGCAAGGTCTTGTTTCAAATCCCGCTTTAATTGAGATGTATTCGTTCCGGCCAGAGGATTAACTAATTTAAGAGCAAGTTGCAAAATCAGAACTTCCGTAAATAACGGGTCGAATTCCGCAGGGTCGGTAACTTTCCTGATGTATCGAACCTCGGCCTCATCATCGTTAGTCAGTAGATATTTGCCTTCTATCGTAAACCTGTCATTAACGCCAAGCGTCTCATCCGCCGTGTAATCCGACTTTAACCGCAAAAAATCATCTGGTAATTTGAATTTATAGCTCCACTCAAAATCGGGTGGTAAATCTGCAACTGTCGGATACCCTGTGCCGCATTTAACATCATCACTTGCCGATTCATCATACCAAAGCAAGGTCTCATCTTCGTATTCGAGCGGTATGCCTTCCCAAGTAAGAACTGCAATATCGATTGCGTTGGTTATCGTTTCGCCATCCGTGAAATCGCCGGATATATATGCAATTTCGTATTCTATATTGCTCGTAACGGAAACAACTGTAGCGGTTGTATAAGACGAAGTTCCAGTTATCACATCGCCGACCGCCCACACATCGTGTTTGGGCGAAGAATCAAGCGTCAATGTCTGCAAAAGAGTCAATTCGGCACGGGCAGAAGCAAAATTCCAATCGAAACTGCGAAGCAAAGCATCCCTGGTCTGAGAATAATGCAAGTTGCACTTAATACCCTCGTTGGAAGTCTGGATAGCCAATGTAAGTGTTTTCTTCGCACCGATTTTATCGACTGACTGATTACACACGACGATTTCTAATTCCGTTAGAGACATAAATTACCTCAATCGTGTCCGAAAATCCTGACGTAATTTTCTTCATACTGTTTCGTTGGCGGTTGTGCCATAATTTTTGTTCTGGAAGGCGATTCGCCAAAGCGGGTGGTGTAACCCGCCCTGGCTGTCCGCCTATTGACCTCATCTTTGAGGTCTTTATCACTTACGTTATTCGGTACTAACTCTGCACGACCAAAATTCATCTTTATTGTCCTTTAACAAGGTGAAATCTGCATCATCCAGAACGGTGCTCCTTGAGTTCCGTTAGCAGCGTGAGAGAGAATGAACCCAACGTGCTGTTGCAATGTCGCCATCGCAGTCCCGTACTCGTGTGCCTGAACACTGCCATCAGACCTCGCAACAACCTCCAAATCGTGAGCAGCATCGGCAAGAGGGCCTTGAGGCGCAACCCAGCACGGCCCCCACGTTTGAAGCCATAACCACTTTGCAGTAGCCGCCGTTACAACATTGGGCAACCCAACCATACTACGAACTCCGCCGCCTTCACCAGTGCTAACGAATCGCCAGGGATTGCATATTGCTTCAACGAAGCTGGCATCGACAGTCAAAATTCTGTCAATCGGGGCATCTACGTACAACGTCATTTCGCCGGTAGCAACAGCGCTATTCCCGACAATGCCTCTTTGTATGGTTGCGATTGTATCGGAATACACAATTACACGACCGCCCATCAATTCATCTTCTGCGATTACACCATCATCGGCCTTACCCATAGCGGCACTTATATCCACCTTAAAAGATGAATCTCCGGCAACGGTGGTGGCGGCAACGGTAGCGCCATAATCAATATGTTGAGAATAACTTTGCCATGCAAGTCTATCCTCTATCATTGTGGTTACGCCATAAGAATATTTATAGACGCAACCATCCCACGATAGGATTCTTTTGCCTGCGTGGAAAAGCTGGTCATCGGTGGCGACATACAAACCATTATCCATCGGCCTGCCATCTCGCTCAATTTCCAGACCCAGATTTCTCCTGTTTGGAGTTAATTCTTTCATAATAAAATCTCCTTAAAAAGAATTTCAATTCAATTCAAAACTAATCAGTTTGCGCAAAATCAAGTGTCGGCGATTTCTTGAGCAGGAATCTGACCACGCCAGGCCCCTGCAATCTGACTGCACCGACAAACATCTCGGCCTGAGCAAGTACACTGTTCTTTTTTGTCGGAATCGTATCAACACTTGTAACAATATCTTTTGCCATTCCGAGCAGCATTGCGCTCTTATGATAAGCGCAGCATTCGAGACAATCGCTGCTTGCCTCAACGGAGCTGACAGTAAACCTATTGCTCGGCAGCCAATGGAAGGTGAATCCGAGGTAAGTGTTCATCTCACCGTGAACCAATGCCCTGATGCCGTTATAATCGGCGCTTGTCGCCTTTGTCGAGCCGAGCAGATACCACTTCTGGTCTGTATTGCAAACGATATGCCTGTCATTTTGCGGAACGGACGCATCGTCCATCAATTTGCCGATAAGGGCGATTGTTTTGAGCTTGAGTGCAATTTCTGTCGCAGCCGAAAAATTACTGCCCGCCGTTACTTCAGTGCCATCACTATTGATAAGACGGCATTCACCTACATCGTAGCTATTAACGGCAGTAGAACCCTCTTTGCCCGTATAAACAATCGCAGCAGCAGCCTGGAGAACTCGCTCGTCAAAAGCTCGATTTGCGGCGGATACAGCGGCCTTAATAGTATCACTGGTAGGGTCTTTGAGGGCTTTAATCTTATCCCAGGTGTCGATATATTCGCCCCAGTTCCACCTGTGCAAAACATTTTTTCTTCTCGTATAAGGTGTGGGAATATCAGGCGTATCCGAATTTCTCGGCAAGTCCCATTGACCGCTGGTCTCGCCGACAAAGTCCCACAATTTCATCTCGCCTTCCTGATGCTCGTTCCTGACGGTCTGGCGCAATTCGGACATTGTTTGTTGAAAAACGTGCTCGAATGTCGCCGCATACTCCCGTTTGAAAGCGTTATCAATCGTTACTGGTAACATAATAATCTCCTTAAAAACAGTTTCTAATTATTCAAACCACTTTTGGAGAGTTATCTGTTACCAGGGACTCCTGCGTTTTACATCCGGTCGATGTCCTTCTTTCAGAATGTCAACCTGGTTTCCCCGTGAGGGATTGACCAGGATTTTACTTATATTAACCTGGATACATCTTTTTGTAAAGCGCATCCCGTTGTTTTACTAATTCCTCATATTTTGCCCTGTCTTTTGAATCCATCGAGCCACGCAGTTTACCATCCATAAAGCCAGGCGTTGCCTCAATATCCTCAATCTGCTGTTGTATGCTCTTTACACCTGCACCTGTAAATTCAGAAAATAAAGCACTATCCTCAATTCCGTATTTTTCCTCGATGGTAGCAAATAAGTCCAGCAGCAATGGTCGGAACGGCGCAAATTCAGCATCGTTAATTCCGCCTTTTCTCATTGTCTCTTGAGTGCCGTCCTCATTCTGGATGGTTACTTCTTCACCAAACAACTCATTGTATTTTTCAGGACTCCAGCCACCTGCCATCTTGGTAATGAACGCCCTTGCAAGATTTGTTCTCGCATCGAACATATCGCCCCATTCGCCCCGCAGGCGATTCTCAGCATCCGAGACCTGTCGGGAAAGTTCCTCATCGACCACCTTTTCGATAAGTCGCAGGTGATTCGTATAAAGATTTATTGCTGTGTCATATTGCGCCTGTGTATAATGTGCTTTATTGAAACTTTCGTTTACTTCCTTCATGAATTCAGGGCTTAAATCCTCTGACGAAATGTCCTCTGGCGGGGCGTATTTATAACCTGCCCCATCCTTCGGCACGCCCATAGCCGCACGGAACGCCTCAACCTCGTAAGGTGAGGATTTTTCATTTATCGGTAATACGCCCTTCGTAGTCCCGTATTTACCTAAAGTTACCGCCTGGTGCCCGGCAGCCTTCATAATACCCTGAATGTCGTGGAAGATGTCGTAGAACTTGTTCGTTCTCAATTCTTCCGGCACGAGAGCATCTTTATAACCCTCCCTGAACGTACCGTCATTATTGATATATTTTGAAATATCAATCGCGTCAGTCGTCCCCGTTGTCCCTTCGGCAGGGGTCGGGGTTGTGGCTATTATTTCTTCCGGCATAATTTACTCCTTTACTAATTGATAGTTTTAATATAAGATGAGCCACGCACCCCGACAGTCGGGGTGAATGGCTCTAAACAGTTTCGTTGAAAGGAACGAAAATGCCTGATAAAATCATATCGAAAAGATGTCCTCATTGCAAGCAAACTAAACCATTGATGTATTTTCATAAAAACCGAAGCGCAAAAGATGGTTGTCAGTATATATGCAAACTTTGCGTAAGTATTAGCCAACATAAATACTATCTCACTCATACCAAAAAAATAATCAACAGATACAAACAATACAGCAAAACTGAAAATGGTAAATTGGCAATTAGGCGAGCAAATAAAAAATATGCAAAACTTAATCCACTCATTAAAAAAGCACACCGAATTATCAATAATGCCATTAGGGACAAGGGGTTGTCCTTTCCAAAACAACTTAAATGCAATTATTGCCAACAACAAGCAAATGATTATCATCTGTGCTTTGTGCCGAAAACTACTACCAACACCTCATCCTGACTATTCCAAACCTCTTGATGTTATACCCGTATGTCGCAAGTGTCATAAAAAACTTCCTAAAGGTCATATATAATTTTCATCTTTAACTGGTAAGGTCATATATAATTTTCATCTTTAACTGGTTCGGGAACGGGTTTATTCAAATCTTTTGCCATTTGTGTCAATATATGAATTAACACAGACCTTTGTCCTTCATTGCGAATCAACCTATTTACGTCTATATGAGAATCTTCGCCTATCGGAATTACCGATAAATCAAATTTAAAAATCTTTCTCAAATCAGACAAAACTATTTTGCCCGCATCAGCCGTAAAGCAATTCCGGTAAGCGTTGACTAACTGTATTTCTTCTTCCGTCATCTTCCTGTTTTTAACCTCTGGATTTCTTTCTCATTCAAACCGGCTCTTTCTAACCCGCCTGAAACGTCTTTAGTCCTAACGGTCTCTCCTTCCCCCATTCTTCTCATCCGCGCCGCCAGTCTTTTAAGAGCAGATTTCTTTTTCTTTTTCGGCGGAACAGCAGGAGTTTTATCTTTTCCAGCCATCCAACTACGCTGATACGCCCTGCCTTCCGCCGTTTTGCTGCCGCCGCGCCGATTGAATTCGGTTATTTCTTCCCGTGTAGGTAATGCCATTTTATTGCTCCTTATTTAACTTTTCGATAATTTCATTGATTTTATCAATAATTATTTTCTCTTGTGCTTTACAGGAAAAATCTCCTTTTTTCTTATCATTGCCAACAAGAACCTTACCCGGCACTTTAATTATGTCTTTAAATTTTAATTTTTCTATCATTTATGTTTCCTTCGCCGTAGTTTAGTTCGGCGTTTTAATGCACCCGATTTTCTTGCCTGTGAAAAAGCAATTGCTCCCGCCTGTCCGTGCCCATCAGGATAACCTGCATTAACTAATTCCGATATATTAGACGATATTGTTTTCTGTGATGAACCTGCTTTTAATGGCATAATTAAACCTCTTTATCGTTGCCATCGTTACAACGCCATTCTTCGCATACCATATTTTTTCCGACCATCGGGAACAGGCATACCTGCCCGATTTGCGGGGCGGACGACCCGACTAATCGGGGCCCCTGTATCGGTATCGGGTACGGTATTGGCGGGTATCTGTGGCAAGAACCATTATCGGTGTTATTTATACGATTCCAGCAATCACAGGTTTCACATCTTATATCAATCATTTACGTTCCCGCTCCCACTAATGCACCCTGTAATTCGGCAGCAGGACTGCCTTCGTCCGCTTTCTTTGACGTATCGGAATACGTCTTGCCTGCCACCTGGGCCATCATAGCCAACTTCTGCTGTTGCCGTTCTTGCTCACGTTGCTGACGAATGGCCACTTTTTCTTCGGGCGTGTTGAGATGCTCGACCTTCATACCATAATTGACGAGAATGTCCGGTATAGTCCTGCCAAGATTGATTTCGTCCCCGACCTCTGGGAACATGGCTGACATATTGCCAATAAGCGTCATTCCTCTCTCGAATCCTCTCGCCTGCATATCTCGCATGGCCATAGCAAACTTGCCCATATATTCTAATCCGTAATTCTGACCTCGAAGCTCCGAAGGCGGGGCGGGAATTTTACCCTTGCGAATAAGGATATTTATTACCCTCGTTAATTGCGGCGTGAAATCTTCATTTTCCAATCTCGACACCGGCGACATAAGGTCACCCAAACTTTCTTCGTATCGTAACTCTATTTCGGTGGTTGTCCGCCTGTCGCCTTTGAGCTGGCCAAATTGCGAGAACACGTCGACGTAAAATCCTTTTTCTATAATTTTCCTTTTTTCCTGTAACGCCTCAACCGTAACGGGATAATTGCCTTGTATTGCAGGATGTATAGGATTTATCGAACCTTTTTCGTAAACATCCGTCCTGCCATCCGGCTTCATATTAACTTCACCCTCAACGTTATTTTTAACAACCTCAATCGGAGAATGTCCGGCCAACCTATTACATAATTCCATATAGTCTTTAGCCATCTGTTGTAATTCTTTTATAAATGACAGCATTGCAGTTCCCCGGCCCCTGCCCCACTTTTCACAAGACGCCTGCTCCCATCTCGGCACGGCAAACGGAAACTCCTCGTACCCGCCTTCCTTCATAATTTTCTTTTCTTTGACGTTCACGAAAACGCTCTCGAAAGGCATATTGAGCTTGCTGATTAACTTGAAGGTCTTCCTATATCTCGGCCTGACAAAATGAATAATCGGGAACAGGTTACTTTCGGTTTTAAGCTCTTCGGCGGCCTTGACAACCTCATCGCCAGGGTCGTTGTATTTATCGACAAGCTGGCGGGCGGTACGGTCATACTGCAAAATCATGGTATCGACCATGCCTTCCTCGTCCTGCTTAAAGGTATAAGACGAAACGTGCCAGTCCCGAAAAATCAGTTTCATCTTTTTGTCAGACCATTCGGAGTATGAATTGCCCGTCCCGAAACCAAGAGCAGCTTTGATTGTATTGTGAAGCTGCATTGTATAATTGCTTGCGAAAAGATAATCGTGAGCCAATTCAACTGCCCGTGCGCACCATTGTTTCGCATCGTAAGTATTTCTTTGCGGGTTTTGAAGTTTTATGTTAAAGAAAAATTTCTCTCTCGGAATCCATGCCCTGATAAAATTAGACGTGGCCTTGTCGAGGGCGAATATAGCGGTCGGGTCTCTTATTTCGAGAGATTTATCCTCGCCAGGCGTCCTTTTTGTAGTGATTTGATTTTCGACAGGATAACCCAAATCGGCGAACTGCTGATAGAGGTTCATAAAATTGGCGGCCTTGCTTTTTTCCGCCTCAGCTTCCCGAATAATCATTTCAGCTTTTTCGTCAGGCATAAATTATCCTAAAGTTGTGCGTTTTCCGGTTTTCGGGGTCAATGCTCCAGTCATCAACGTACTTCCAAACCCGCTTCTGCGTCTTGCCCTTTTCATCGCCTGCTCGCCGGTCTCCTCGCCTACATCCAGTATCGCCGCAGGCGGCGGGAGCGGTGGTGTTTTTACTTTAGGTGGTTTGAAATACCTGGTTGTTAGTCCAAACATTTTAATCCCTTCGGTTAAATGTAACGAGTATTATCATTTATTACAAACTGCGGTTCATTACTCGAACCAAAATTCCTTTTTACCGTTCCTATTCTATGCCCTGAAGCGGCAAGGACAAAATAATTCAACGCGTTTCTGTAATCATCCTGCTGGTCTCCGGTCTTGCGGTAATGAAAAACTACCTGGCCGGTCTTCTTGTTCACTTCCTTCGACTTCACGCACTTGCAACATCCGGCAGCGAAATCTTCAACCGCCTTGCACCGTCTCGGCAATCGTACCTGGCCGTTGGTGATAATCCTGTGCGTGGCGTCGAATATGCCAGTCCGGTACGCCTTGACCACGCCCGTATTGTCGTTGAAATTCGCCTCCTGTAAAGGACTTTCCGTGTACTCACATAAAAATACTTTGTACCCTTCCGATTTCTGGAACTGCCTCGCCTCATCCTCGTAAGGTCTAATGTCCACAACGGCACTCTTAACGTTATACCTTCTCCCCAAATCGTGAACGTCGCCGAAACTCTGCACTTCGGCCACCTTGACTATCTCGTACCTGTCGTTGCCCGTCCTCGTCCCTATAACAACGTGCTTGACGCCCTTGACGTCAACACCCATAGCGCAAGGCCCTTCATGCCTTTCCGGCATTATGTCCTGACCGCAACACCGAAGTACAATATCTTTCTGTAATTTGTCTTCGGCAGAAGAATACGGAAGCCCTAAATCCAACCTAAAAACGTCCCCTAAATTATTCTCCGGCGGGTTCGTAAAGTCCCTCAAAATCCGGGCGGGGTCGTGATAAATACTGTTCAAATGATTGCCCTGATAACCGTCCAAATCAGTAACCGATGGCTTACCTATAACCCACTGGCCAGGGGCGTTGCCGAGCGGCTTCTCACACTTACTACATCGAATATAACCTTTGCCATCAGGATAAAATCCCACGCACTTTTCGGGATTACTCATAAATTCGTGCAAGGCACAGGTAAAAGCGCCACAAACACACTTTACAAACCATTCCCTCTGGTCACTCAGCTGCCAGTATAAATCTATCCCCCTGTCCTCGTCAGAAGGATTGGCTATGTACCTCTCCTCACTCCTGCCCTTCACCCCGTCCACACAGGCGTTGCCCATCCGACCCCTCGCCTTCGCTATCGCCTCACTGTCCATCTGGTCTATCTCGTCAGGCACTATCCTGTCAACCTGAATACCCGTCAGCTTAGTAGAAAACTTCGCTCCCGTACCCTCGTCAGAAGGATTTAACCTCGCACCCCGCAAATAAAGAAAGGCACTACCCACCTTCTTCAAAGCCGCCGTGTCAGTTCCCATACCCCCACTCTTAACATACTTCCCTATCGCTAACCGATTCGCTGAAATCAATGGGTTAAACCTGCTCTTACTAAAATCCTGAACGTCATCATTCGTGGGAAACATATACAAAACACCCTGCGGATACCGACCAAATATCATCCCGTGTATCGAAGGCAATATCCCTAAACACTCACTCCAACCCATACCAGTCGCCTTCATCGCACACACTCGCCTCGACCTGCTCTCCATCGGCTCGTATAAATACTCCCGTCCCTCTAATGAAAATATACCCCCCTGCAACTTTATCTTGTGAAAATTAGCCCAATATGCACAATCACTCTTTTCGACAACTGATACCATATTTACTCTTTCAACGCAGTTTTGAAATCTATCTTTTCAAAATCCTCTTTCATTAGGCGGGACTGATTCAAAAAAGCACGAAGAATTCCAAATACTGCATCCTTAAGAATAGTCCTGCCCTTTTCCATCACAATAGAAACACCATATTTACATTTAATTGCCTCAAAATTAGGAATATCCGCATCAGCCACCACTATTTTGTATTTATCACAAAATTCTTGTAAAGTCATAATCAATTCCTTTACAAAACCCCTATTTTAACATCATTGAAATTAAATTATAATTAGCGGTAAGTAATGAAAAATGAAGCCACCGCCTGCTTGGGGGGTAATGGGGGGTCTCATCTTTTCGTAAAGCCATTCCAAAGGTCATCTAAACGCTCCACAATGCATCAGGATTGACGAAGTATGGCTTAAGGTATGCTTGGACAGGGTTTTGATTTATCGTAACTCTAATCGAATGAAACATAACCTTTATTCTGGGACTATTATATTATAAGTCGTTTATTACTAAGTACATACCACATCTTTTGCAACGTTGCATATGCACTTCGTAGTAATCATCTATTAAATATATCCATTTATGGCCTAATAATCGACATATCAATCGTTTAATCATTTCATCCCGCTTTCAGCCCACTTTGGACGCAGGTAACAGGTTAAACTTCTGTGCTAATCGCCACCTTGCGAACTCCGCCGCTTCTGCGGCATCGCGCTCGTCAAGCTCTCGCTGCGCCACAATATCGTTCTGATTGACGTTATCGGTAAACATCGCTTTATATCGACCAAGTAGCTCTAAAAAACGAGCTATTGCAACAACATTATTCCTGCTTTCAGCTAAAGCAAGACCAGATAAGAGTTTATCTACTATAAATTCAACAGTAACATCGGTTTTTAACGCGCTTTTGGCTTGCATTCTTGCAATTTCGGCAGTTAATACCATATTCTGCCATAATTTCAAACCGCCTTTAGCTGCATATTTAGGTTTATAACCCACAGCTAATAGAGCTTTTTCTCTATTTAGGCCGTTAGTTAGATATTCTGCTGCGATTGCTTTGGCTTTTTCTGGAGATAATCTATTTGACATATTTTTTATATACGTTTGATTGATAGTGTATGTCAAGTATTATTTTGATAAATAATTGCAAAAAAATAAGATGGGCTATTTGATTATTCTTTTCCTGAGCCGCCAGAAATAAAACCATAATTATACCGTTTATTGCCAGCATATTGACATTTTGTATTTGATTTTGAGCAATTATACAACATTTTACTTATCATATTTCCTTTGTTTTGTCAAGGGAATTTTGTGTGTTTTTATAAAGAATTATATAGTTTTCACCATAAAGTTGATTCATTTTTTCTCGATGTTTTTCTGCTTGATTTTCGATTACTAAAGGGTCTGATGGTATATTTGCAGGAACATTAGCATATAATCGTTGACTATAACAGTTTACAGTTTTGCCTTCTTTGACAAATCGTTCCCTTATAATCGTATAAAGCAACACAGGTTCATTCGATTGTCTTTTTTGGTTCCGCTGATAGATTTTCCTAAAAAGTTGTATCATTTGAGAAATAGGTGGGTTTTTGAAGGTTTTTGTCTGGGTAATGAACCAATTATTCAAAGCCATTCTTGCTTGGCCATAATCCAAATACTTCAAGGCATTCATTAAAATAGACCTTTCAGCATCTTGAGGTTTCCATTCTTGATAAAGACCTTTGATTTCAGTTTCAATAAACTTATCAGCTTGATTTGTTTCCATCTAAATATCCTTTCTCTTGCAAACGCTTAATCCTGTCTTCGGTGGTCTCCTGCTTATTCAGGTTCTTTCTCTTCGCCCAAGAACGTATAGTATGATAATGAGACTTGTATTTATACCCTTTACTCCCGATGCCGTCATTAAGCTCCTCAATAAGCTGCTTTACTATCGGTTCGGTGAGGTCGTCAGCTAATTTCTTATATTCTGATTCAAAAAGAAGGACAAAATCCAAATAACGTATCTTTAACGGTTGTTTAACCGTTCCTTCACCGTTCCTTAACTCCCTACTCGCTTCGAGCTGGTTTTCCTTCTCCTTCTCCATTCCCTTCTCCATTCCCTTCTCCATTATAGTTCCTTTTTCTTTTGGTTGAAGTTTTCCGGCCAATTCAATCAAATCATGTGGGTGTGGCAACACACCAGGAACATTCCCAAAAAAGAGATTTTCGTCTCGACCAAAATTATATTCAACATCCAATGGTGCAGGGGGGATTGTCGATTCTTTTTCGGTGTGGTGTGGTCGTTGGTGTTTTTCCCAAGTTACTATTTGGATATAACGTTGATTATCGGTTGTATAACGGTTAATAAACGGTTGTCCTGAGCCGTCCTTTGATTTATTAAGTTGCTGAAGGCATTTTTCAACATCTACCTTATCATAAGGGAAAATCTCTGCCTTTAATCGAAGAGGTCTATCTTCGAGCCGTCCGGCTTTATCTGCTAATCCCCACAGACCTTGAAAGAATAATCTTGTTTCAAACGGTAGTTTGGCTACGTCCTCGTCCTTGAAGAAATCAGGTTTAAGATAGCGAATCCGTGCCATAATACACCGCCACGCCCCTTAATAAAAAATCCCTGACCGACTTATGGATACGCACGTTAGAGCGCAGACAATCTTCGCAGAATTGCCAAGTCGGTCAAAGGGATTAAAGCAATGATATGCTAACGTATTATCCATCCAATTTATCAGCATTAAGATTGACATTAACTACATAATCGCCATTCTACTGCGGTTCTATGTTGCGTCAAGTTACTTTTTAGGAATTTTTGAAGATTTTTAATCGTTACAACCGATACAAACGTTAATTACGCTGGCTAAAATAGTTAAGATTTGCTGATATTTTGTCCAGATTTTTCTTGACCGTGTCTGTAGATATGCTATAATTAAGGTAGATATGGCAGAGTTAAACTTACAATCAAATGGCTGCCGATACAAACTACACAGAGCAGGCCGCTCGCCGTTGCACGTCTTTCTTGCTTTACCAAAAAAGGACTCTGCTATATCTACGGCGGGCGCCTGCTTTTTAAGGTGAGGTAAAAACGAAAGAAGGTGAAATATGTCGTCGTGTGTAATCAGTCAGTCGATAAAATCGGGAGGTGGTGTTGGTAGTTAGTATGCCCCCCAGGGCTTATCGTGCCTTGTAGGGCAAGCCAGTGGCCTTGCTTTAGACGTGGCAGGTTAGGTCAGGCAATATTGAGGTAACCGGTTGAAAGTGAGGGTATGAATTTGGAAGAATACGTTCCGTAAAGGATTATCACGAAGTATGATTAAACCATTAAGCAAATTTGAACTTGATAAAAGAAAAGCTGAAAAGCAAAGCTTTTATCGGCAGATTAAAGAAGTGATATTGCCTGCCGGTTTTGAAAAATGCACAAGGTTATTTATTGGTGGTTGCGTTAAGCGTGGTGTTGGTAGTAGTTTTCGGCACAAAGCAGATGCGCATTGTTATAAAGCAGATAAGTTATTCGGAACACTTTGTTTCCGCAGCATTAAACGTCTTGGCGAATATCACACGGTGGCAAACGATGACGGTACTGTTACGATTATCATTGATAAACCATCCCGGTTAGTATTGCATGAGTACGCACATTTATTAGCTCCGAATCAGCCGCACAACAAAACTTTTGACAGGCGTTATCGAGAGTTATTGAAAAGAGGGTAGTTTGGTATTGACTCGATTGAGTTCGTCGACTGTAGTGAATCCTGAGAAACATTTTTTAGAGCAAAAGAGTAATTTATGAATGTTACACTGGCCCTGACCGAATGAATAAAAGATGTCAAGTTACTGTTTATGTCAAAGATACTTTACTTTGAGGTGAACAGGTCGAGGAAAAACTGGTTTTGAAATGAGCTATACAAAAAAACAATGTAGCCGGAAAGCCATAAAAAATGATAGGTGCTGGCAACATCAGGATAAATGTATATTTAGTCAATATCTTTAAGCAGGGTAGTTAGAGTATGCCCCGGGTGATAAATGAAACGCAAAATCTGGATTACAAAAAACTGGAAATTCGATTGTTGTATTACGATTTGGTTCATAAAACCCGTTTGGTGTCCGAATGTAAAAAAGCCGTGCGAGAAAGATTCGGGGCATTGGAGTAATAAAGACGGGACAGGGCTGGAAGGCAGTCATTCTCTATTTCACGATGCGTTTAATGGTTTATTCAAAGTGTCTTTTAAGAAAAAACCAAATGAAGGATTTATCGCCGAAAGAGTTATATTTGTGCGAAAATTGAGACGGTTACAAAACATAACCGACTGAAAGGAGATAAAAATGTTGGCTTTCACGGAAATACCGATTTGTGTTTTCATATTGTTCGGCATTGTTTATTATATAGTGCAAAGGTGGTGAAAAATGAATGAATCGCAAAGAGTAATCGCCGAGTTTCAAACAATCATAAAAACTTACGGCGAAAAGATGGCAGAAGCATTGATTTATGCGGTTATCAATAACCGCATAAGTGAGCGGCGATATAAAGAGCTGAGACAGTATCTTTTAAGTAGGGCAAAATACTGTAATTGATTACTATTTTTGGCGCAGGGCTGCCGAAATGTAGTAAGCAGCCCTATATTGAAAAGGAGATTTTATGGCTGAATTGCCGAAGCTTAAATGGCGAATACATTTACCAAGCTTATTTGAAGAAATCCTGAATAATCCTTCAACCTCCATACTTAGGATTCCATTGAATATTCTTAGTAATTTACTTGCCGAGGTCGCAAAAAGAGCAAGTGAAATAAATGATAATCAATTAAATGCTTTGATGGTAAGACTTACATTATACAGTGTGGCAGACCCTAAAAGCCCGGATTATGATCGGGAAATTGTAGAACAGGTTATTGCCCAGGCCGAGAAGGAATAATGAAAATATGAAAACTATCGAACAAATAAAATCTATGTTGCCGAAAGTTGAATCCGAAGGCGAGGATGGTTTCCGAGGTTATTATTCGACTTGCGGCAAAACTTTTGTTTATCAATTTAGTTGGGGCGAGAATTGGGAACATTTAAGCGTCAGTTTAGCGAAAAGAACGCCAACCTGGGAAGAAACGTGTATGTTCAAAGAGATTTTTTGGCAGGACGATGAAGTTGTAATGCAACTGCATTCGGCAAAAAAGAATTACATAAACAGGCACAATTATTGTTTGCATTTATGGCGACCTGTTTCAAAAGAAATACCGTTGCCGCCTATTGCTTTTATATAAATACCCTGATTTTTCCCCTAAAAACGCAGATATAAAAAAATGAAGTGGAACACTTATGAAAAACAGCGATATAAACAGGTAAGCAAAAATGAGTCTTATTCTCCTTTTGGCGGTGTAGGATTTTATTATATAAGCAGATGGACACGGATAAAACTTGCCTTGTTTATGCTAATAGGAATAGACATAAAAGACATCCACGTTGATATTATCAATTCGTCCGTTAAAAACGTGGAGAAATGGGTAGAACAAAACAGGACGCCCGAAATTATCGAGGCGTTCAAGAAGGCAGCCGACATTATCGAGGCGTTCAAGAAGGCAGCCAGTTGTCGCCAGGATGTCGATGACTGAAAAAATCTTTGATTATCTCCCAAATAATCTTTTGAAAAATCCGAAATAGTACTTGACTTTGTTTGTACCTTGTGGTATAATACGAGCAAATAATCAAAGAATTTAGGTAGATTTTAAGATTATTAACCTTTAATTAAAGGAGCAAAAATGAGACATCTGAATTAGAGAATTTAGAGAACACTACCCCAGCAAAAAAATTGTTATTATTTCAAACCTGTCGAGATTCCTGCTGGGGTAGCTTGGCAGGTTTTTTATTTGATGCGGGCGTGATGAGTTTACATAGAGCGAAAAAGTGAATGAAAAAATTTATAGAAAACGGAATTCAAAATCTTGTAGAAAAAATAATATCTAAGTTTTCGCCAAAAAATCAAGGTTTAACATATTGCCGACCCAATATGAAAAATCAACCAAGACTACAAAGAACAAGTTCTTAGTATTGTCGTGATTGTAGTTTGCATATCAGAAGTAATAATCATCTTGAAGGCCAACATCATAAAAACCGAACAAAGATTAAATAATTTCATTTTTTTCTTGACAACCTAATATCTTTATGGTATAATGCCTGATAATATGATAGCTGGACGAAAACAATTACATAAATTAGGACCTTCAAAAGCTGTGGTAACTTTCGATTTGGAAAGTGATAACAGCAAATTAGACCTTGCCTGCCGTTTGGCCACACCTCACCAAGTTTGCGTCCAGCTACTTGCAAAGTTAAAACCGGCGGCAGGCATCTTTTTTTTAGGATACAACGATTTATGCGCCTGGATGGGAAATCTTTCCCTGCACGGGGAAAGTATCCTCCTCATCCCGTCCGGCGCAGCGAACAAAGGGCAGGCCGAGGACATCTCGCAAGCTCAGACCTATTCTTTCGGCCTGCCTTTCCCCTATATTCTTGAAAGGATAAATAAATGAAAATACAAATTAAACACAAAATAACACAAGAAGTATTGAAAGAAATTGAAGCTGAAAACCTGCGTGGAGCAGACCTGTGTGAAGCAGACCTGTGTGGAGCAAACCTGCGTGGAGCAAACCTGTGTGGAGCAAACCTGTGTGGAGCAAACCTGCGTGGAGCAGACCTGCGTGGAGCAAACCTGTGTGGAGCAAACCTGTGTGGAGCAAACCTGCGTGGAGCAAACCTGTGTGGAGCAAACCTGTGTGGAGCAGACCTGCGTGGAGCAGACCTGCGTGGAGCAAACCTGTGTGGAGCAAACCTGTGTGGAGCAGACCTGCGTGGAGCAAACCTGCGTGGAGCAAACCTGTGTGGAGCAGACCTGCGTGGAGCAAAAATAAAAACTAATCAACAAAGCGAAATAATTAAAGCATTAAATATAATCTTATATTGAAGGATTGATTATTTTGTGAGGATAAGATGAGTGAATTTAAGTTAAAATTAAAAGAGGTAAAAGAAAAAAAGCAAACAGGAGTTATGACTTATTGGGTATTTTCAAGTCTTAATAAAAATTTATTAGAAAAATTAGAATCTATTCGTAGTAAATCTTTAACACCAAGAGCAGAAATTATCCGCCAGATGATAGAGCATTGTTTGTCGGAGATTAAGTAATTTTAGCGGTAGTGTTGTTGTATGGCTCGGTGATTGGAAATATCCGGTCGCCGAGCCGAACAGGTGGCGGGGGAAAGAAAGGATGCTTTCCTCTGCCTTTTTGGAGAATGAATTATGAAATGTCCGTATAAATTGCCAGTAAGAAAAGAACAAGCAACAAGTTTTGATGAATGGATTAAAGAGACTGAGCAACTTCTTATCGAGATTGGAGAGAAATAATGTATTATCTATGTACTTTGTGTGGCACAACATTTTCAATTTACAAGCGAAAACCTAACAGATGTAAATGTGGTGCCGGTAAAGAAAATATCATTTTAGCCGATTTTGGTTATAGACTATTAAGCACAAAAGTTTGGATGAGGACTAAATAATGGCTGATGAAATTGAAATAAAAATCAAAAAAGCTACAATGCTAAAAGATGTTTTGGTAGATGCTCATGTTGAGGCCGATTTGAGTGGAATGTTGTGGGGTTCAAGAAGTCGATATAGTAAAAACCCCCTCGAATTAGCTAAAGATCTTGAGCGTGCCTGTAAGGAATTTCACGATTTTCTTCGAGACCATCGTTCTCAAGATATGGTTCAGTTATCAGTAGAAAAAACAATACGAAATCTTTGTTCCGCCTGCAAAGATGAATGGAAGACTTACAAAGAGGATGGCAAAAAATTTTGTGCTAATTGCGGGGCGGAAATCGAGGAAAATAATGGCTGATGACGATTACGATTTTATCTGTATGGATTGCGGCGAATTGCTTGAAGGCAAGATAATAAATGCCGCCTTATATCCGCCGGAGAAATGTCCTGTTTGTGGCTCGACAGATATTGTATCAATAAAACAGACCGAAGAAAACGAGAGAATAAACGCAGAGGAGAATGAATGATGGAATCACAAGAGCAGAAATGCCCTGTATGTGATACACCATTAAACGAAAAAAGAACAGAACGGGATTGTCCTAATGGATACTGTCCAAGATTTTATGGTGGTGATTTAGAACCTGAAAGGAGAATTGAAAATGGGTGATTTGTTTAAGGATGCAGAAAACACAATGGCTTTTGCGAAGGTGGGAATTCTTGGTTTTGCGGGAAGTGGTAAGACAAGAACCGCAACGGAAATCGCAATCGGATTATACAAGGCGATAAAATCCACAAAACCTATTGGATTTATGGACACTGAAACGGGCGCCGATTTCGTCTTGCCAATTTTCCAGAAACACGGAATTAAACTGCAAGTATCCAAAACAAGAGCGTTCAAGGATTTGGCCGAAGGGCTACAAATTGCCCCCCAACTTTTTGATATTCTCATTATCGACAGTGTCAGTCATTATTGGGTTGACATTGTGGAATCCTATCGAAAGAAGAAAAATGTTACCCGATTAGCATTTCAGGATTGGGCGATACTTAAACCGGCGTGGAATAATCAATTTGCTACTCCATTTGTTACATCCGCTTTACATATTATAGTCTGTGGACGGGCGGGTTTTGAATACGATTACTTTGAGGGTGATGATGGAAAAATGGAATTATACAAAACTGGTATAAAGATGAAAGCGGAAGGAGAATTTGGATTTGAACCATCCTTGTTGTTAGAAATGGAACGCATTAAAAATCCAGAAGCAACAGAAGAATATAGAGAGGCAAAAACCCGTGATGGAAAAATGAAAGCGGCCAAGAAAATGGCAACAGGAAGGGAATTTGTCAGGAAAGCAACAATCCTGAAAGACAGGGCTGATATTCTCGATGGTAAAGTATTTTATAATCCTACTTATGAAGATTTTTCTCCGCATTGGCAAGCCATCAACATCGGCGGCGAACATAAACCGCTTGAGGCGGGGGATAGTGAGGAAATGTTTGATAAAGAAGGACGGGATAGTTGGGCAATCGAAAAAGAACAACGGAAAATTTTCTGTGAAGAAATTCAAGGTGAATTAGTAGCGGCATATCCAGGCCAAAGTGTTGAGGAAAAAAAGAAAAAAACAAATATAGTTTTTGAGATATTTAATACTCGAAGCTGGACGGCAGTCGAAAATCTTAACAGTAAAGTCCTAAAGGAAGGATTATCTAAAATTCGAGCAATTATTTTTAGTCAAGAATACAAAACAGACCAGCAAGAACAACCGAAAGAAACTTTGCCGAGCAACAAAAAGATAAAATATCGTTGCAAGAACGGCCACGAATTTGACGAACCATCTATGAGAGGTGAAGGAGAGGATTTATTCGGCTGTTGCCCCGAATGCGGGGATGCAAACCTTATAAAATTCTAACTGGCATGAGGCAAAAGTGAAATGATGGATGAATGTCCGAAATGCGAAAGAATAAAGAAACTTGCTCAAATATGGAGCAAGTTATGTCTTTATAGTACAAGAGATTGTGGCGATATAATCCTTGCCATTCTCAATGAACCGGAACCAAAAGACCCAAACGCAACATTTTATAAGGAGGGTTATGGCAAAAATAAAAAGGAAAAAGATGTCAAAGCAGTTTGAACAAATGAAACAGTTTGTATTGAATGAGGTAAATGCCCAACGAACAATTGAACAATGGGATATGGCAATGGATAGAAACCCTGCATATTATCAATTAAGAAAAGATAACCACATAATCGGTTTTATGAGGGAAACGACAGAATTTCTATTATTAGGTAGTGATAGATGGGTACTTGAATCACTCGGTTATAATCCCGATGAAACTGTGGCTCTTACTACACCACCAGAAGGAATCGCCTGTTTACGCAGGCCAAGTTTAAGTATTCATAATAAAAAATCAGCCAAAAGCAAATTAGAAGGGTCGCCTCTGCCTTATTAGAAAGGAGAATAAAAATGAAAAGATTCTGACCCAGCGGGTCAACCCGAACAGATTGTCCTACTTCTGGCTCAGTTATCTTAAAACTTAATAATGGGACTGTAGCTTAATGGTAAAGCAAACATCCGGTATGTTATGGTTGCAGGTTCGACTCCTGCCTGTCCCGTTTGTTCTTACAAAAGTTAATAAGCGCTTTTGTCGGCAGCAGTAAGATAGGAATCTATCAAACTGTGCATATCTACTGCGAAAAGGATATGCAAGTAGTGGACAGTATCGCAGGTCGTTTAGTTACTATCTGCCGATTTATCAGAACCAGTTAAGGGGGTGGCTACTTATTGACCGTATCAATAAGTCCAGTCCCTCTGGTTCGGCATAATAGATTTAGAGCCGGTAAAACAATCAATAGTGTAGCTACACTTCCGGCTCGGAATAATAAATATGTATGATAAGGACGGTGGCACAAAAAGTGAAGATTATCCGAGATTACAAGGGTTTAAGTCCAACGTCATCGGTTGCTTGCTTGTAGTAGGTAGCCGATAGCCGCCGTCCTTTATTTTGGAGAATTCAAAATGATTCAGATTAAACACAAAATCACCCAAAAAGAAGAGTTAATCAAAAGTTTAGGAATTGTGATATAGGAGAAATAAATGAACTATGCAACATATCTAAAAACTATCGATGCTTGCAAAGAGGCGATTGATGATGCGCAAGGTAAAACTGCACAAGAAGTTTGGGCTCTTTGTGAGAGAGGTGATTGGATGAATTGGTTAATAGGAAGATTATCTGGGAAACCAGGAAGCGTTCAAAGGAAAAAACTCTGTTTATGCTTATCAAAACAAGTTCGTCTAATTTGGGATTTATTATCACCTGCTGGCAAAAATTGCATTAAGATATTAGAACAATGGGCAAGAGGAGAAAATGAGATTACCTTAAAAGATGTAAGAAAGGCCGCCGACGCCCTCGTCGACGCCGTCGCCGACGCCACCGCCGACGAGGGCGGCGGCCCCGACGCCGTCGCCGACGCCACCGTCGCCGCCGCCTACACCATCGCCACCGCCTACGCCTACACCGCCTACGCCGCCGCCCAAGCCGCCGCCCACGCCACCGTCTACGCCGCCTAC